TAGATATTCATCCCACCGTCATCAGGATGTACAGTTCTTTTTATATTGTTTTTTCTTAAAAAATTTGGTTTATTTGCTTTAAATTCGTTTTCTATATTTTTCAAGAACTGTTGCCAGTCTTTCATATCGGATCCTTAGAAAAGAAATAGTCATGCTGTATAATAAGCTTACCGTCTCTGTAGTGGTCTTTTATCTTACCTTTGTATATAAAACCAGCGTCATTAAAAAATTGTAGGTACTCTTCTTGAGTAGGAGAACCTTGATTGAACTCAATACCTTCAGCTGGTATTTCGCAATGAATTAATCTACATTTACTGAGTATCTCATCACATCCTCTTAAGACATCAAGCTCAGCACCTTGTACATCTATCTTTATAAGATCAGGTGAAGGTATACGATGCTTTTTACAATACGTATCTAATCTTTGTGTATAGACTGTTACGGTCTTATAATTTGATTTCATAAATCGTTTTGTTTCTGGCATGTACGTGTCACCAGTACCACCATCATAATAAAACTTTACGGGTTCATTATCTTTTGCACCTAGCACAACATGGTGCCATGGACCTTCTCTTACTTTTTGTTTTTTCTTAGGACTACCTTCAAACTGGTGTATCTCAGCGATAGGCAACATACCTCGCATCTTCTTAGTGAATAGCCCGTCATGAGCTCCAATGTCATATACAACATCAGGCTCTAATCTTGTAATTAGATCATTCAACAACTTTCCGGAGTTCCTCTATATTTTCACCACGCTGTGGTAATTTATCTTTTAAGAAGAAATGAACAAAGTGTGCTTCTCTTAAATGCTCATTTGATACTGCAGTGTACAAAGCATTCCATTTCCAATCTAAACGAGTAAGATTCATCTTTTCTTTTCTTACCCAATAGTTCAAAAGTGTTTGATCGGTCGACCACTTCCAAGCACCTAGTCCATCTACAAATCTTTTAAACTCAGGCCTCTGAATAAATTCTTTACCTGAGTCTTCTCCTAAGTATTTGCTAATACTATTGTTCATAAGCATTACACCCATATTAAAAAACTCATAGCCAGTACTTGGCAAAGGTGCAAAGTCTGCTTCTTGACGTAATGGATGATATTGCATATGAGAATAATTTTTTATTTTATCGCGATACCATGGGAGAATAGGCATCTCTCTTTCAACAACACCTGCAAAATCAGCGTCACCTATTTCTTCAAAAATGTTTGGTGCTTTAGGACTTATCCAAACATCTGCATCTATAATTGCAATCTGATCATACAGATCCCAATAGTCAAATGCATTTTCTTTTTCATAAATCGGTAAGAATCCACCATACTTTTCATATGACTCTGTACTACGATTTGTAGCAAAGATGTCAGGTTTAATTCTCATCTGAGGATCTTTTTGTACGATATGGTCGATACCATAACGTTCACTATAGGCCATAACGGAGTCTACACAGAAATCGTATAGGTTAGAACGTTTTCCTGTGTAGACTTGGTATATCAATCTTTTCATAACAACTCACTTTACTTACTTTTTCTTGATAGCGTCTGCTCCAAAGAAAGCTGCGACCAAGGCAGAAATAGCAACAAAATATGTAGGTGCAATATCACCAATAATGCCAGCAGCTGTATTAGCTCCTAACATTGATGTGGCTAGAATTAATGCTGGATATAATAGCATTCCAAATAATGCAAACCAAGTCATCTTTCTCATAGCATCTCTTTGTGCGTCCTGATCTTCTAACGCTTTTCTTTTAAATTCCAAATGCATTTCCATTTCTTCTTTAGAAATGTGGCCGTCGCCATTTGCATCTGCTCCTTCTACTGCATCGGCATCAATAGTCTTCTTTTCTGCCATAGTAATACTCCTTAATGATTAGTGCAATTTCTTTTGCACGTTCGTATCCATTACGAAGTCGATTTGATCTATGACCATTATCGATGAACCACTCTATAGTATCTATATCAGATGCACGTTGCGGCATTGCATAGTCAGAAGTTAATTCTTCAAACTCGGTACGTAAACATAGTATTTGAAAAATAGTCATTTAGTCTTCACCACGCCGACGTAATGCCATCTTAAGCATAAGGCGAGATGTAGACACTTTTGATTTGACTATATGAACCTTTTTAGGTTTTTCTTCTTTTTTCTTTTCTTTAGCCATAGTACCTCCTAAAAGTAAATGCTATTATGTTGACCAACAGTTTCAAGTGCTTCCTCTATTTTAGGAAACAAATACGTTTCAATATCATCTTCATCATTTTGAAATCGTATTCCAATACCACCAGCTTTGTCCCAAGCTGCAATGTTTCTAATCTTATCATCGACTAGAATGTTTGGTTTACCGGTAAGTTTATTAATAGCATAGTGATGCTTGTTATGAGTAAAGATACAGTTACCAACTTCAGGCATGAAATCCCATTTCTCAAGCCATAGTCGTTTCCAGTATGCAGAATTATATTCATCACCACGTAAAGGTGAAGAGCAGATACCCCAGTCACCTTTTGACTTTACGAAGTCTACAACTCTTTGAGAATTGTTTGGAATGTTCCATGGCTCAAAGCAATCAATTTGATAAAAGTAGTCAGTGTATCGAAGATCAACCAAAGCTTTTTCTTTATCTTTAATTGATTTCCAATGTTCAACATTATTTCGTTTAGCGAATTCACTAAAGAAGTCAGCGATAACGCCATCCATATCTAAGTAGATTGTCATTACACTGCCTCCTTCATAGCCCATGGCTCTGTGATTTTAGTTGTTGATACCATACCCCATTTGAGGTTACCTTCAGCATCACGTTCATTCCATAGGAATTCATGTTTAGCATCAGCTTCTTTAGGATCAGCTATTGTAGCTAAGAAAAATCCACCTTTTTTATTTGTTGCTCTTACACTATACATTATGCATACTCCTCATATTCAACAACGTTTTCTAATTCCTTTATAAGGTTATCACAGTACCAATTTATTTGAGTACTCATGATACCTAGCTCCCAAACAAAATGTTCTATATCTTGTTTGTGGTAAAATTTTTCTTGACTAGCAATCCAACGAAGAGCTGTTTCACGATCGCCGGCTCCTAGACCAATAACGTCGTCGATACGCTCTTCGAATTTTTTGATGTTATCTTTTGTAACTTGACGCTCATCGGCATCTCGTTGATCCATTTCATCAATGAGATTATCCCATGTTTCTTGTCTTTGTACAGGAGTTAGATCGTTCCACATAAGCATAAAGCCATGTGTTGGACGAATACCACGAGCATCCTTGTGAAGGTCGCTGATTAAATTGTCTTCATAAGTAAATTTCATAACTAACTCCTCATTTGATATAACTATACTACCATAGTTTTATCCGAATGTAAAGGAAAAAGTTTTGTTGTGTTTCAATAACTTACGTTTTTTTAGAAAAAAAGTTTCCGTCTATCGTATTCTTTTTTAGTGTTAAGCAATAGTTCTGTGTAATTGTCTCTGTGTTCTTTAAATACCAGCGGTTCATTATCATCTACGTCCATAACAATAACTGTGTTAGGGACAGCCATGCCGGTTCTTTCTTCAAACATAATAGCATATGCTGAAGCTTGTGCAAAGTAATTCGATATGTTTTCTTTTTTCTTTACACGTCTAGATGTTTTGAAATCTACGATAGACGGAACTCCGTCAAATTCTGCTACGCAATCGCAACGGCCAGCAAGGCCAAGATAACGACTGTACAGAGCAACTTCCAGACCAAAGATTTTTCCGATAGATTTATCAAGAATTGGCCGCAAGTTCTGTAAAGACTGCTTAACATGCGGGAGATAGGTTGAAGTATCTTCATTTTTTAAATATCCTTCTATTATAGAATGGACAGCAGTACCTCGGCTTGAGGCTCTATGTCCAATTCTATTTGCTTCTTCTTCGCCAACTCGCTTCCGCCACTTTGCAATGGCTTCTTCAGATAGAATACTTAATACTGTAGTAACACTAGGATAGTCATTACCGTCAGGATCGCGATAGTTACGACCTGATTTAGATGTAACAGTATCCAAGTCCACATATCCAAGATCCACTTCTTCATGAATAAACTCCTTCATTTATAATGATTCCGTTTCTTTCCCTGTCAATAATTTATTAAGTGTAGGTACATCGAACTCTACATTATTTCCTGTGTTACCTGTTAAAATACAGATATTACCACTAGGTAGCTTTTCTATAATTACGGTTTGCTGTGGAGGACCTGGGTTATGCATCAAATAAAACGAAGACGGATACTTTTGTCCCCACATTGTTTGTGAATAACCAACAAATCCTAGCAATGGTTGCAATCCAAAACTATAAAATTCTTGAATTATTTCTTGTCCTTCAGTAGGTGTTAAACACGTAACTGGTTTTTGTATTAAGTCACTAGCAGATACACTGGTAGCAAACAATATTGATAGTACCGATATAGCTTTTAACATTATCTCATTCCTAACATTTCTTTCGTCATGATATAATCACGAAGAAAGTCTGATCTTACAATATCTTGCCAACCAAATGTTATTACACTAATATATTTCATCTGCTCCATGATACGTAAGAATTGTTGAAGACCATTCTTTTCAGCAGGATCTTTAAAGTCTGACTGATGGTAGTCTCCACTAAATATGACTCTGCAATTTTCCCCTATACGTGTAATAACAGAATCTAGTTCATGAAAGTTTAAGTTTTGCATTTCATCAACTATCACTATAGCATTATCAATTGTTAATCCTCTAATAAAAGATGTCGTAGTAAATTGTAACTGATGTGCTGTAACCATTTTATTGTAGAAAGCTGCGCCGCTGTCACCAAATAACTGTGCACATATTGCTTTGTACGGTGTTTCAAATACCTCTTGTTTTTCTTCTATGGAACCAGGCAAGTAACCTACATCTCTAGTAGGAACTACTGAGCGTACAATAATAACTTTGTCGTATGGTGTACCTTTTTCAAGCATTCCTTCTAATGCTAAGTATAAGGCTACAAAAGTTTTACCAGTACCTGCTGTACCAGACAAAACTAAGTTATCACCATCATCCCACGCATCGTATGCTTTCTTTTGATTTTCAGTCTGAGGCTCAAATTCAAATAGATCATCATAAAATGCTTTTGCCCGATTGCTTGTCATATATTTATATTATTACCTCGACCACTATTCTTTTTTATTCTTTTCATTAGATCTTGCCAGCCGTTTCCCGCGCGCGTGACATTATCTTTTAAACCTGCACCAGAGAAAGAAGGTGTCTGCAATTCTTGTTTAAGGTTAGGCATTTCCTTTAACTTTTCTTGTAGCTCATCCCAAGTACAAAAGACCTCATATCTTTCATCTGTTTCGGTATCTCTAAGGTTGTACACCGGCATCCATTGCTTCCTCTGCTTCTTGATAGTAACCTTCGTACGCAGCTATGATAGCTTGCTGCTGTTGGACTAAAGCTCGTATATCACTAAAGTTAAGTCCTAGGTTTCCATATCCTTTACCAGTCAATCCATATATTGCAAAAGCTTTTCCTTCTGACTTTAGTTTTGCAATTACTTCTTCAACATTACTCTCATTTATTACGATCCATTCCACTGGTCGCATATTCAATTCATCAACCGGAGGAAGTATCAACTCAGGTTTATCTATAGGTTTGCTACTAACCTCAATCTGGCGTACTGGCATCCACGAGCATGCCGTTAGACTTGTAAGTATCGTAAAGCCAAGGACACTCTTTATTAAAAGCGATCGCATTTTTGGCGTTCCTTTCCTTTTCTGATAATTCAGCACCTGATAAAAGTTCAAAACATCTACCAGCATTTACTGTACCTCTATTAACAGCTTCTTCTATTCCTTCTGGATTTGCAATGGCTGCTGCTGTTAAATCGATCTTTTGTAACTTATCAGCAAGTTCTTGGTTCTGACGTCTTATACTTTGATACTCTGCATTGATTGTATTTAGTTCTTGTTGAGCACTAGCATAACTATCTTCTAAACTTTTCAATGCTTCTTCATTTTGTTGTACAGCTACTTCTAACTTAATATTATTTTCTGTTAGTATAGCAATACGCTTTTGTGTATCAGTATAGTACCAATATCCTACGCCAGCCATAGTCACTATAACTAATCCTAACGCAACACTTAAATTCATTTCTTAATCCTCTTAGCCAATTTTTTCCAGGACTTCCAACTCTCCTCAATATTATATCTATACATCGTATTCCAGTCTTTTGATAGACTAGACCAAGATTGAATGTATTGGTTACCTTTCTCAGATTCTACTAACCTGAACTTAGTGTCACCAATATTAATTTCTTCTACGGTTTTTAAATCACTACGCAGCCACATTAAACCACTCCGGTACAGGACGTTTTGTCCATACCATTTTGAATCTATCTTGTTTTGTTTGATAGTATTCACGGTATGAACGTACTGTTTGACCTTCATGCATGCATTGTGGTTCATGCGTCATAGCAAGTTTAAATTCTGTAAAAGGAACGCGCGGAATATTTTTTGGAGGTTTAATTAGCCAGTAACGTAATTTTTCTGTACCATGCTGTTTGCCGTAACGATAAGTATACTCGTTAAGTAAAGCAACAAAATGATCATAGTGCCAGTTATAGTTGTATACTGATTCCATAGTCCATACGGTACAAGGATGACCGTGATGTACTGCTTTGTAGAGAATCTTTTCCATCTCATCATTAGGATGAACCCAATAGTTAATCATCCGTTTGCCAGATTTTGATGGTCGTTTTTCTGTATAGCCATCGAGCATGCGATGAGCTGTTGATAACATTTGGGCAGACTCAACTATCATTTTTACGACATGTTTATCGCACTGTAGTTGAGCCGCCGTTGTTGGATTAATATCTAGTATAAAAATATTCATGAGTACTACCGCCTACCATATTACTTAATTTATTATAAACCAGGAGAGGCATGTTGTACACCATTATTTTTACATATCAATCGTTTTTTACAGTTGCCTCCTCTATCGTTTTGAGAATGAAGTCTCGCTTATTTCGTATTTTTTGAGCTCTTTGAATCTGTCCTTTCTTTTCTAGCTTCTGGGCATAAATGTCTAGTTCGTTGGAATCTTTAGTTAAACGTTCAATTTGAGCAAATACCATTGATATTTTCCTGTAAAAAAAGAGCGCACACGATAGTGTACACTCCTGGTTAGAGTTAAAATTAAGTTGGAATTAGTCCGCAAGCAATCCTGGGTATGCTTCTTCAACAACTGGCCTCGTTAGTCCTTTCGGTTGTTGCTTATTAATCATGCCAATAACTAACCTAGCATCTTTAGGATGTACACCTTCCAGCATCTGAAGAAATAATCTTTCCTTTTTATACTTAGGTGTATCCATATGTACACCTTGGACAAAATAAGCAAACTTCTTGTTATGCCTAGTTAAGTCCGTAGGATTGTTATGTTCATCCGATGGGGTGTACGGAGGTTCTCCGTCAGGGATCGACCACTTTATAGTTGAGTCCATCGATCCTTTAATAATATCCTTTAAAGCCCAGTTATTATTGTGCTGTTTCAAAATAGCAATCTTATCCGATTTCTTTTTAGTCTTAGCAATTTTTTCTAGAATTTCATATACTCTCATACCAATTCCTCAATTGATTCAATCATCATCTTCATGTTATTATTTATCAAATAAGGTAACACTAGACCCTTGTTTTTCCACTGATCTTGCGAATTAAATTCGCTAATGATTTTGTTTTTTAATCTGTCCGGTGTTTCGGTCAGATCGATTAAAGTTTTATTGCGGCAATAGTTTCTATACCAACTAGCTGCATAAAGTAATTCACCTTCAGCAAGATCTTCAATGATTGCATCTTTCTTCTTACGTGATAAAGGTGTTTGTCTCTCCCCATTTACAAAGACATCGTCATGAGAGAGCACATTAGGGACTCCGTCGCCGGCGTCTCCAGTTAAAATCTTTTCTACTAGGTTTGATCTTGGATTATCCTCAACTACAGGTTTCTTAAGCAAAGGAGAGAACTGCTTTACATTAGGAAATTTTTGTAGTTGTTTAAAATCGTGGTCAGAAGAAATAATCATTACATCTTCATACTGACCAAACTCTTGTGTATTAGCTACGATTGTACCAATTACATCATCGGCTTCACATTCATCGATCTTAATAACTTTATATGGAAAGTTCTGGCGTATTTCTGTTTGTACTAAATCCAAAATACGAAAAGCTTCGTTCCAATCAAAGTCAGATTCTTTTCTACTTTTCTTACGATTAGCTTTATATTGTGGATAGTAGTTACGACGCCAGTTATTGCCAGCGTCGATAGCTAGTACAAGTTCACCATACTGATCTTTAAATTTTGAGCGATACATCCGTAATGAATTAATCATCATATGACGGAGCATGCCTTCATCATTTACTTTGTTGATTGCAATGTTTGCAATTGCAATACCACTAAAATCTACAAGAATCATACGTTTACCTTTCAATCATTTGGTACTATTCTACCATATATCATAACAAATGTAAACTACTTATTTCATTTTTTCTGCAGCTTCTTGTACTTCTTTCACGTCTACCTTTCCTTCATTCATAAGCTTATGCCTGTTGGAAATATGTCCACGTTCTACGTCTGCTTTGTTCTGTCCGAAGTACTTAACTGCGTGTCCTTCTTCAATTAAAATTTCGGTCAGCATCTTATCACCAATAATAAAGTCTCCTAAGATACGACCAAACTTACCTTTCATGTCTTCACCGTCTTTTGCGGCAAATGTTTTTAGTACTGTATCTTTTTCTATTAATTGTTTTACTCGTTCTTTTGCGGCTAAACCAAAAACCTTTTCTACTTTATCTGATGTTCTAGATTCAGGTGTATCGATACCCATGATACGTACACGTTCGTCTTTTAATGTAACACCAAATCCCAGGTCGATGTCTACGTCAACAGTGTCACCATCAACTATCTTCACCACCTTTGCTTTGTATTCGTACATTTGCAATTCCTTTTAAATGTTTACTATGAATTTTTCCACCTATAAACTCATTGTAATAATCATCACGGAATAATACATCTCTTTGAAATTGTTCTTTCATTTCAAAGTAAGTCATCTCACCCTTTGTTTTACATAAGTAAAGAATTTCTCTTTTAAATCGTTTCGCACCATGTTCTTCTACTAATAACTTTACTTCTTCGTTAGAACCAAAGTAATCTCTCCAATCAGATTCTACTCGCGTACGAACCCTTCGTTTTCGTGTTTTTGTTTTGGGGAGAATTTTAGGTTTCCAGAAGTTTTTCTTTCCTATGTACTTTCTACTATTATTTATATCTGTTATACAATAGACAAACCCCTGAAAATCATCAGGGGTTTCATCAAATTCTTTTTGTTCATAATACCACATGCTTTTATATATCTGTTTCAGAAATGTCCTCCGCTTCAGCTCGCCTTCCACACATTGGACAAAATTCTGGCACTTTGTCATCCTCAACTAAAACTATAGTTAATGAATCACATTCTTCACATTCTACTCGATATTCTTTTTCCACCGGTTCTTACGCCTCTTCTTTTTCCATATCCAAGTCTTTCCATTATTTTCATTCTTTGATAGTAATGATAAGTTGGCCACTCCGCAATTTCTTGTTTTGTTCTCCCGCAGCCTATACATACACCATACCTATCTAATCTACAGATTTGTAGACATGGTGATATGTACATATCAGAAGTCAATTTCGCATGCACCTCCTGCACAGGCTGCAGCGCCAATAGTATCGACATCTGTATAAACTCGTTCTGTTAAGTCAGCTTCCCAATCAACTGGTTTTAAATTCTTTTGAATTTTATTCCACTTATGTAATAGGTAAGCATCTTTTAAACAGTATTCTGTTTTCTTAATGTCTCCTTCCAAATAATTTTCAGCAAAAGCATTGAACCTTCGTACCCAATCTTTCTTGGCAGAATTTTCAGATGACTCTACTGATAAGTCTTCACCCATACCGACTGCTGTAGCACATGCTGTCCAAAGATTATCAAATACTTTTAAAGCATCTACTACCATGCCTGATGCAAAGATTGCACCTTGATCATATTTATTGACCATCTCATCTGCAGAAATAACCTGCGTATTAGGAGCTTGGTTGTAATCTTTGTCGCCAGTAGGGGCAAGGAATGAAATGCCTGAAAATGAATAACGATTTTTATATACGTATTTTTCTACTTCATCCCAATCATCTACAATGATAGTGTTTGATACGTTATGGTGTAAACCTTTATCTGCGCACAAGTCTTCATTTGTGCCGGCAACAACCCAAGCCTTTTGAGCTTTCTTTACGAGTTCTAAATGTTTTACGCCATATAGATTATCTTTAAATAAAGAACCGGTTTTAGGTACAATAGGAAATGACACTACTACGTCAGTGCCACCAGCTGACCAAACAGAATCTTCAACCATAAATGGATTTGTTCTAGAAATTGCCTGTGTTATTTCTGATTCTTTATTCATCTGTACATTTCGTATATACATTGGCGAATGCTCAGCGTGGATACCTGAAGCAGTTTGTAAAAGTACAGAAGCGTTACCGCTTGGCTTAACACATGTAGTTCTTGCAGCTGCGTTAATACCAATGATTGATGCTACTTCTTTGTTAACTTTCTTAACAATGCTAGCACCTTTCTTTAAAATCTTTTCATCAAATAAAATGTCAGGGTTGTTCATCCAGCCTGTAATGGATACACCTAACAATGCTTCTCTGTCAAATATTTTCTTTGATGTTTTTGAAATAAATTTAAAGTCTGTATATCCAGCTTGTAGTGTACCTAAGATGGCAGCAGCTCTACATGCTTGATAGAAATCTTCTTCAGTGGTACACTTACCGCCATTGATTTCTGTGAGGTTACAACCTTGCCAACCAGACTCACCTTTGTATTGTGGAAACATTCCAATCTCAACACAAGGATTTGTGGTATGTTCTTTTGATGTGGTAAAATAAAAACCTGGTTCACCAAATGATTTTACTGAATCCATAATCTTTGCAAACATTTCTGGTGTAGCTTCATCACGGACAATTACAGCTGAGTTATTTGAACGACCACGCTGTGGATTATCCATAAACCAGTTACCTG